GATCATCGGTGCTAGCACCGTCTTCAACTTTTGTTTCAATTTGATCTTCATTTGTTTTTTCCGTTTGTTGTTCATTTTCATTTTTAGATTCTTCGACAGGTAATTCAATCTCTGCGCCTGGGCCCGAAGTATCTATATCAACTGTCTTTTCTTGTTCTACCATTTTTCCTCCTTAAATATAATGCAATACAGATTCGGGGTCAGAAATAGTTCCTAACACTTCATCGTCATTTAGTAGTCTAACTTCACCACCTTCTATAGGTAATCTAGAGCCTGCATATCTAGCAAAGATTACCCAATCACCTTCTTTACACCACTCACCTGTTGGAAATTTTTCTGGATCATTGTAACAAAGAGGCCCTAATTTAATTACATAACCGCAGTTAGTTGCAGTTCTTAATTTTTCTAAGGATTCTTGTGCAATGATAATACCACCTTTTGTTTTTTCTTTTGGTGTAAAAGGTAATACTAATATTCTCCAACCAGATGGTTGAGGTAATTTTGAAACTAAATCTTTTATATTATCTGGATTTAATGGTTCTTTTTCTTGTTTATCTTTGTATGCTTCTTTAACTTCTTCTGCCCATTTTTCTTCTAAAGCTAGTTTAGTCTTGGGGACTTTCTTTTCCGAGTTCGATAATGTTGTCATCTTTTGTTTTTTGCTCCTTTGGTTCTAGCAGGTTAGAGATTTCCTGTAATATCATTTGGTAGGCATGTGCCTGTCCTAACATATACTTGTATTTTTCCATGTTGTCAACACCACCAGCCACCATCGCATCAGCAACATTGTTATGATTTGTTTTTAAAAATTTTTGTACTTTTTGTATTAGTTCTATATCATTCATGCTTTTCTAGTTTTCCTTATTGATTCTTTACCTTTCTTAAAAATAGCAGCGACTTGTGTTTTACCCATAACTTTGGCACGCTGTTCTCCAACAGTTAAAATTTGGATTTTTCTTGCAAACGGTTTAGATATCTTCTTAACTTTTGCAACAGTCTTACGAGCATCAGTAGGAGTCGCAAACTTAATTCTAACAGTATCTTTAGGATTCTCATCTGTGTAGAGCCTCCTACCAGAGCCTTTAGGCTTTTTTCCCGTTCCCGTTTTTGGATCTGCCACCTAGGACTCCTTTCAATAATTTAGCTTGTTTAGCATGTGTTTTAGAGGCTTTTTGTAAACCTTTCATCACCTTTTTTATTTTTGCTTTTTTCATTTTTTCTCCTTGTACTTTTCTCTCCAATAATTTTTTCTTTCTAGTAATCTAATTTTATATTCTAAGTTATCAATACCTAAAATCTTTTTGATGAGTTTAATCATATTTTAAATTCTTGTAGAACTTGTAGTTTATCTTCTGCTTCAGCTATCTTACCAACTAGCTTATCGCACTCTTCAATATGTTGGGGATGTTCACCTATTGCTACAGGTTTTTCTAAATAAATTTTTAAGGTAGCGTCCGCTTCTGAAATCTGAGCGTTATATTTATCTTCTAATGCTTGTAGTATTGCTCTTTTAAAATCTGCCATTTAACATTTCCATCTTCTACGAGCCTGTCTTAGTCTTGAATTAGGATCTCTCGCAGCTTTTGGAAATTTTTTCATTTGGCCTGCGCTTCGCGCACAAAAAGACTTACGTCTCTTGGCAGCTTTAGATCCTGGTTTGACTTTACCAGTCACCGCTGTTTTTAATTTAGAGCCAGGATTTAATCTTCTATAGGCTTTGACCCCAGCTTGTGTCATACCTGCGCCCGATTTTGTCGAACGAAAATTCTTTTTATTTCTTGGTGGCATCGTGCCTTTTGATAGTTCAACTCTCATCATTAGAAGTAAGTCATCCTTGTCATATCAACAATACCACCAGTTGATTTTTTTGTTCTCTTAGCGAATGTTGCTGCCCTAGAAGGTTTTGGCCCTGTATTAGCTACAGCCTGCTTTCGTCTGACGGCACCCGCACGTTGCCCTTTGGACATCGCTCTTGCTTTCGCAATGGGCACGCATTTTGGATAATTTTTTCTTTTTTCTCCACCACTTCGCCCACACTTCGGGTACGAACCATCGGATCGCTTGTTTGCAATATCGACCCAATTCTCTTTTACCCATGCTCTTAATCCTTTTTTGGCCATTAGACCATCCTAGTTCTTTTTTCTTTTCCCTTTAGGATTGCTCCACAACCTTTTGCTACTGCTCCACCTTTGCTATACATGCCACGCATCATTCCACCACCCATAGCTTTTTTACGGCTACCTTTTTTACCACCTGGTGTAATTTTTCCAGAGCATACTCCAGAAGCATACATGTTTGCATACGCAGAAGGATATACCTTAAACTTACGTTTTGCTGCAGCTTTACCTTTAGGACACAACTTTGCCATTATTTTTTCTTCTTCATTTTTTTCTTTTTAGCAAGATACGCTTTTAAACCTGCGTTTATCTTACCGCCTTTTTTTGCTTCTACTCTTCCAAGATCTTTTGCACCTTTTCCGTCAGCAGCAAAGAAAGGAACTTTTTTTCCGCCCTTATTTACCATTTTTAATTTAGCCATTATTTTTTTCCTCCGTTTTTAAATATTTGTGTACCCTTTATACCAAAAATTGATCCAACGACAAGGATCCAAAGGGTACTGAACCAGGTCGGGAGCGCTGCGAAATGCTCAAAGAAAGTTTTTACTTTTTCAAGCGCACTCGGATCATCACTGAAGACTCCCCAAGCGAGCACCACTATGGGCGCCGACAAAATCACGAGAACGAATTCATCCTTGTAATCGTTTTGACGTGCTTCCAACAATTTACCTTGGTAAGCCTCCTCACCTCTAGCTTGTCGTTCTGCATGTAACAGTTGAGCATCAGACATCGCAACTTTTGCCTTTTGCTTGTTTGCATATATCTTGCTTCCAGCAGATATTGCTAACTTTAAAGCACTAAACCACATAATTAAAACAGTTTAGCGTTTCTTTTTTTCTCTGGTAGCATACTTTTTTGGCCTCTGACCGCAAAAGTTTGTGTTTCTTGTGGGTTTGTCATCTCAATTTCAACTCCACCAGTTTTAAAACCATCTTTGTTGATAAATTTTGAGTGATTTACCTCTACTTTACCAGCATCCTTTGCTTTTTTCATGTTTTTCTCCGTTTTTTATTTTTTCCAGCTTCAGAAAGTGCAATTGCTAGTGCTTGTTTTCTAGATTTTACCTTCTTATCTGATTTACCAATGTTCAACTTACCTTTTTTGAACTCCTTCATAACCTTTTTAATCTTTTTTTCGCCTTTTGTCATCTAAATCTTAGTTACTCGGTATAGTCTTACTTAAAACTGTCTTTTCTATAGAGGTATCCGCCCTTAAATTTGCTAACTCTTCGTTCTGTTCACGTTTTTCTTCTTGATTTATTTGGTTGAGTAAAGTTTTTAGTCTGTCTAACTCTAATCTGCTCTTATCATCCTGACCTCTTCTAAAGTTTTCCATCTGTCTGATGTCTAATTCTCTAGATCTTAACTTAGCTATAGGATCATTATCAAACTGTGATGTAATTTTCTTCTCTTCTTCTGCAAACTCACTCATAATCTCTGCAACAATTTTAGCTTTGTCCGCTTCAAACTTCTGCATTAGTGCAGGATCTTTTTGTAACATCTGCATTCTATCTGCATATTCTAATTCTACTTGTTCTTGAGCCATCAAACTTATGTGCTCTAAAATATTTTTATCTAATGCAGCCATAACCATAGGATTATTTCTTGCAATATTAGTAGACATGAATTGTAAGTGTGCTGTCATATGCGCTCTATGATCTTGACCACGCATCGCTTTGAAAGGTTTGTTTGATAACGCATCAATGTGTTCTAATGCAGGATCTTTTGGCCCTTGAGGAGCAGGTCTTGGTAAAATACGATCTATATTTTTTACACCCAATGCTTCATACATTTGACGATATGCATTGTATAGATTATGCATTTGTGGTTGTGAGCTAGCTAATTGTAATTCTGTTTGTGCTAGTGTTATTCTTTGTGTTTGTGAAAATATGTTTGGATCAGCAACAGGAAGTATATCTACATTCTCGTTAAAGTCTTGCATCTTAACAAACCTCGAACCACCGACCACGTCATACGGATAAGATCCTGGTAAGTATGTTGCAAAACATTTACCTAATAATTCAAACTCTTGTTTTAAACCAACGTACATTCTTTTGTGAATAGCTGACATGACCCTCGAACCACGTTCTAATAATGCCATAGTTGTACCCACTGCACTTCTTTGATTACCATCACCAACTTGCATATCTGCAATGCTCGCGAATCGTTGACCTGCTTGTACAACAATACCCATAAGTTGGAGGAGCGTGGTTGATGGTTCTTTGAAAGGTAAAGTCATAAACGCTTCTCTCAAGTTACCACCTGGTGCATCTACATCTCTAAACTCACCTGGTTGTATTGATTGTGCATCGTCTCTGATTCTAATACCACGCATCTTAAATCCTGCAGGTAGATTCGATAAAGTTCCAGCATCTAATAATTGTCTTAATGCTTGTGTTGCAGTTCTAGATAAACCACCAATCATGTGTATCAAACCAAAACCATAGAAACCAAGTCCTGGTAAAAATTTGAAATGTACAAAATAAGATATTTTCTTTTTAAGATTATCGTTTGGTTGATAGTTTCTTCTAATAGATAAAACTTGTCTTGATGCTTCTTCTATTGTTACGATGTATGGAAGTTTGATTCCTGTTAATGTTCCATCATCTAATCTATCTTCAAATCCTTCTAAGTCTAAGTTAACATGACATTCAATCAAAGTATAAATACTTTCGTTTGTAGTTCTTCTTTCACCTGCAAGTTCTTTTTCTTTTTTATCAACTTCTGTTTCTTGATTGTATGTATCTGGTAATTCTACATCTCTATAGAAACCTGCAACTTGTTGTTTACGTAAATCGTTTTCAGAAATTTTTATAACATGCATAACTGCTTCTGCATCATCTAACGATGTAGCTGAATAAGGAACAACTAAATCATCGGCAGGTACAAATTTAGAAACTGCTCTGCCTAGTAAATCATCGTAGTAAACTTTTTTAAATGCTGATCCACTTAACGG